TATCTATTACATAATCATGTGTAGCCATTACTTAACCCACTTTTTCTTTTAAGTATATCTTAATTGACATTTTTTAACTACCTCGTCCGAAACCTGTAGCAGTATATTTAAATTCCCTATCTACAAAACTAGATCCATTCTTTACATCTATATTAAATCCACTTCCTGTAATTGATGACAGAGCAAAAAAGTCTCCTGATTGTGCATTTTCAATTGTAATTCCTATTGATGGTAAAACTGAACTTGCTGCAACGCTAGTTCCCGACTGACCTGTAAAAAATGTGTTTGTAAAAGTAACAGATTTTTGAGAAGTACCTGACGAAATGATTCCGCCGCCTGTAGCCCCTGCATTTCCAAGACTTGTTTCTGTTCTACTTTCTAATTCTGCGGTATAACCTAATTGATCAATTTCGATTGATTGTGCAGGGTCGTCACTATCCATTTCACATCTAAATTTAAAACCTCGACCGACATAAGTTCCATTAACAAAAGGATTAAATCTTGAAAAATTAGCTCCATAAGTGCAAGATGTTCCGCTTGATATTGTTGCGCTTGTTGTTGAAGTCACTGTAAATGTGCTTGAACTTGGGACAGTAATTATTTCATAATTTCCATCTGTTGCAGATCCAGCAGTAAAGTCTATAACTACAAAATCACCGACAGAATATCCATGAGAACTTTTTGTGATTGTAATAGTTGTTCCGCTTTGTCCATATGTTGCTGAAGTTGACAAATCAGGATCAAGATCAGTTGTAGCAACTAATAAAGAAGCCCCGACATCAAATGCAGTTGCACCGTCAAAATCAGACCATGTATCAACATTTGCTGATCTTTTATCAATTAAGTCGTTAGGGTAAAAACCTTGTGTGACGAAATGCCTTCTAAGTCTCAATGGCTGTTTGCCACCTAAATCAAGAGTATTTGCAAATTCATATGAACCGCCTGTAATATCAACAGCGCCTAAAAAATCAAAATCAGCGATTGCATCAAAATCCGAAACACCATCTAATTCATCTAATGAACCAAGAACAAGACCATTGACCTCATCACTAAAAAAACAATCAGATTTAACTCCACCAAAAGGCGGGGAATCATTATCTTCTCTATCTACTAATACAGATAATTTTGGTAAAGGATCAGGACTGTTTACGATTACTGAAGTTTCGCCAGAACTTAAACGCCCACCATCGTCTTTAAATTTTAAAATATATTCGCCAGTATTTCCAATATTAGGAACAATCGTTTCGTTAATATTGCCGGGCAATGCAGGGATAACATCAACTGAATTAGTAAATGTTGCTGTTCCATCGCCAATATTGCTCCCTCTAACGACCACGTTTCCGCCGTGAACCACATCAACATCTGTTGCTTTATCAAATCTAAGTCTTACAAATTGATCGTTAATAGGTTCAATTCTTAAATTTGTTACGTCTTGTGGAAGTGCTGTTTTACCGACAGCTTCAAAAGTTAAGTCAGTTGAAGTTGCTGAAAGTTGAGCCTGTACGTTATAACTAAAAACTTGTATTTCATAAGTTCCAAGTTGACTATTAAAGATTTCAAAATCTGGCCTTGATACTTTTTCTGTGACGAAGTTTCCGTTTTCATAACGATAATTTACTTGATATTCAACAACCCCATTTATAGGTTGCCAACTGATAACTATTTTTGATACAGCTTGATTATTTATCGGGATTATTGTTTCAACTGCGGTCAAGCCATCGGGCGGATCTGTTAAGGAATTTAAAATCGAAACATTTCTTGCGGGTAATGCTTCGCCGTCTTCAATAAAAGCGTATTTTTCATTTATATACGATAAAGCTGTAATTATGTAATTTATTCCGTCCTGTTCTTCAACTGTTATTACTCTAAATTTTTGCGCTTGAATAGTTACGTTAGAAATCAACCAAATTGTATTTACATTCGGGGTTTGAGAAAATGCTGAACTAACTGTAACTGTACCGCTTGAAACACTTGAAATTGTTTTTGTCTCGACAGAACCATCTGGCAAAATTAAAGATAAAGTCGCATCACCGACAGGATTACCAGAAGCGTCAACAGCAAAATCTGTTGCGTTTGTATCGTCTACTGTAACAACCGTTGTTGAAGTAACAGCCGAAAGTCTGCCTGAACGTCTTGCGCCTGCACGAACAGGGTCATTGATTTCTATAACAGCGCCGGGTCTAACCATTAAACCGCCGTCCATTGATGTTGTAAATGTCACAAGCTCCGATTCGTTAGCTTCCGAAAACGCAATTGCCTTTGCTAATCTGAGCGCTTGCCCTCTTGAAGTGCAGCCGAAACCTTTTACCTGTTTAACAACAGTTCCGATTTTTGCTGACAATGTAGTATTTTCAAAAACTTCATAATCTATTTCTTGTGAATCCATATTAAAATATGAAACCGAAATAACAGAATGTCTTTGTTTTAAACTTGAGCCTGAATAATTAAAACCATCGCTTGAAATATTTGCCAAAGAAAACAAATATGAAGCATCTTTCGGGGAATCTTGGGCTAATAATATTGAACCTGTTGACCAGATCGGCATACAACGCATTACGCCCGCAAGCTCGTTTATAAGATCAAATGCTTCGCTTGATGATTGAATATTGACATTACAAGAAAATCTTGCTTCCTGTCCGCCAAATCCATCATCAACAAGAGTGTTTGCAAATTTTGATGCGGTTACAAAAGAAAATAAATCGAGGTTAGCATCTGCAATATGCGTTCCGAATCCATATCTTTCAGTAGTCAATAAATCAAGTAACACCATCGCAGGGCATGAACACCAAACAGCAGCGCCCATAACACCGTTAAATATATAGCCGTCAGGATAAACAATCCGACCTGTTGCAGAATCGACAGACGGCGTACCAGAACTAGAAGCACCCGCACCGGGAATCCTTATCTTAATTCCTCTTATACGGAATTTTCTACGAGGAATCGAACTGAACTGTTGAGAATCAAGCCTGATCGCGTTATAAGCTGAGTTTGCGTAAGTGCTTGCATCGTCAATAATTTCAGCAAAACTTGTAAATTGAAAAGAATCTATTAATGAAGTATCTGTCGAATCTGCTGTAACTCTTGAAACTCTTACATCAACAGGAAACGCGCCAGTAATATCAACAGAATAATCTCTTTGATATGCGTCAGCGGTTCGACCTGTAATTGTATCTGTAAAAAGATCAGTAAAACCGCCGCTGTTATATTGAACTGATATTTTAAGCTGAACAGAAGAACCTAAAAGATCACCTTCGTTTGTTGCTTTTTGTATTTGTGGAAATGTAATTGATACTTTGATACGATCAACATTTGTATTTGTAATTTGTCTTGTAACTGGCGAAGATGCTGTGACAGTTACCCCGACAGGTGTTATTGATGAAGAACTTTCAATACCTGAAATTTTTGTTTGGTTTGCGGTTCCGAAACGCGGTGTAAAGGTTACATTCTGAAAATTAAAATCATTTGTTGCGGGACTTGATGAAGACGCTGTTGATTTTAAGACAGGCGTATCGTTAAGAAAAACATCTTTTAAATATGCGTTTGTATATGCTGTTGTTGTTCTATCTGTTAAGCCTTCTTTTGATGCGGTTGCAGAGCCTTCAATTTCGCCTTCTGATATAAGATCAAGGAAAGTCGCAAACTGTTTGCTATGTAAAGTATCAGGGGTTCTTGTCGGTTGTCTCGGCGGCGGCGGACTTCCACCTTTAGAACCGCGAATAATTTTTCTTTTATCTGTCATGCTTGAACTTGCTCCGTATCAACACCGCCAGAAATAACAACTGATCCTGTAAATATTTCACCGTAAACAATAGGAACTGGCGTTCCGGCCCGGCTTGTCTGTTGCGTCCCTGAAAAGCTAAACGATAAACGCGGATCTTGTTCACTAGAAAATTCAGGCTGTTTCGGCATTGGGAACAACATCCCACTAACACCGCTAAGAACTAAACCCGCACCGATAAGACCGAGAGCCGCCGAACCATAAGCCCCTGCCGCATATAAACCTGTCCCACCGATCAATCCACCACCACCCGCGAGACCAAAGCCAGAACCGCCACCAAAAAGCCCCGCACCCATCGGCGTAAATGACAAACCGATCAAGGCCACTCCAAGTAACACTTTTCCGAAATTACCGCCCGAACCTGAAATAACAGGTACAAAAGAAATATCTGATTTACCAATAGGATCGTGAAGCTCGTCCGCACCGACTTCTTCCTC